TCCTGGGTGTAGAGTATGAAGACAAAGATTTTTCAGGCAAACGCGAATGCTATCAGCGTGGCATTGAAGTCATATTCAATGGTAGAGATCATTCATTCAGCTCGTCGAGTCTGCGAAAACGTGTAGCCCAAGCCGAAAGTGAACGTTTGTTGAAAAACGGTCCTGCTGAACAAGATTTAGAACTTGGTCCTATAGGGGATCCCAGTTACCATACGCAAACACGATGAAGTTATACATCAACGGTGACAGTCACACTGCTGCAGCCGAAGCAGTCAATGCCCATGCGTTTGCCGAGGACGATCCAAATTTATATGAGCTAGGTCGCCTGCCACACCCTGACAATTTTGCCGTGAGTTGGGCCAACAGACTTGCTCATCTCATGGGAGCTCATTTGTCGTGTCATGCAGAAAGTGCCAGTTCCAATGATCGTATCTTGCGTACCACACGTGAGTGGTTGAGTACCAATACTCCTGATCTCTTGATCATACAATGGAGCACTTGGGAACGCGAAGAATGGTTGGACAAAGGTGTTTACTACCAGGTCAATGCTTCTGGACAGGACATGGTTCCACAGGAGTTACAGGAGAAATATCGTAACTACGTGATAGGTGTTGATTGGCTAACCAAAACACAACAGGCACATGATCAAATCTGGGCATTCCATTTGGAATTGAATCAAAAGAACATACCGCATGTGTTCTTCAATGGCAACAACAATTTTAGTCGTGTGACCAACCACCAAAACTGGCGAGCCAATTACATAGCCCCTTATGATCCCAGCCAGACTTTTGACAGCATACTAAGACAAAACGGGTTTGATCCGCACCCAGGAACCTGGCATTTTGGCAAGGATGCCCATAGATTTTTTGCCCAATTCATGTTACAATACTGTATTGACCACCAATTCTTTTAAGGCCCAATATGAAGTATGTGCTGATTGACACAGCAAATTTGTTTTTCCGTGCCAGACATAGTGCGTTTCGTGCGGCAGATACCTGGGAAAAAATAGGGTTTGCATTGCACGTGACCTTGATGGCTGCCAACAAGATGGCACGTAGATTTGAAGCTGATCACGTGGTGTTTGCTCTAGAAGGGCGTAGTTGGCGCAAGGACATGTACAAACCTTACAAAAACAATCGTGCTGTAGCCCGTGCGGCCTTGACCGAGCAAGAAGCCGATGAGGACAAGATGTTCTGGGAAACCTATGATGCCCTGACTAAATACTTGAGCGATAGAACCAACTGTAGTGTTATCAGATGCCCTACCGCAGAAGGCGACGACATCATAGCTCGCTGGATCGCATTACATCCCCAAGATGAACATGTTGTTATCAGCAGTGACACTGACTTTGTTCAACTGGTGGCCGCCAACGTCAAGCAGTACAACGGAATCACTGATGAATTAATCACGATTGAAGGAATCTTTGATGCCAAAGGTAAACCAGTCATCGACAAAAAAACAAAAGAATCTAAAACAATCCCTAATCCAGACTGGTTACTTTTCGAAAAATGCATGCGAGGTGATAGCAGCGATAATGTGTTCTCGGCTTTTCCAGGAGTCAGGACCAAAGGAACTAAAAACAAGGTTGGGCTCCAGGAAGCGTTCGCAGACAAAGACAAAAAAGGCTACAACTGGAACAACATGATGTTGCAACGATGGACAGATCCTGACGGTGTGGAACATCGTGTGTTGGATGATTATGAACGCAATCGTACCTTGATTGATTTGACAGCACAACCTGCAGAAGTCAAGTCTGTGGTAGATACTGCCATTGCTGAACAGGTCAGTCACAAAGATGTGGGGCAAGTGGGCGTGAGATTCATGCAGTTTTGTGGCAAGTATGAACTCAACAAGTGCAGTGAACACGCAGAAAGTTTCGGGCGATGGATGAATCAAACATATCAAGGAGTACTCAATGACCATAGTAGCTAAGCCAGTGATCGACAAACAATTTTGGATCCTGCAAGAAAACAATTGCAAGATTGGAAATGTAGAGGCCTGTCGAGACGGCTATCAGGTGCGTATCAATAATCAAGTGGCACAGTTCAAGACCATTAGAATGTTGCAACAACGAGTTGATATCGAATTCGAACACCTGCCCAAGACTGCCAAGACCGGCATTGGTCATGACGTACACGGATATCCCACTGCTGGTCGAGCCTACAACGGTATCTGGAATGTGCCCAGCAAGTTGCCCTTGTACACCAAAACTGCCAAAAGCAAAAGTTGGTATGCCGCAGGATGGTACGCTGTTCGACAAGGACGTCACTGGGAAACTGTGCAAGATCCCAAACTCATAGTGTTGCAACGCTATCCATACCAAGGACCGTTTTTAACTGAGGAGGAAGCCAATGAGCATACACTTACAAAAGTTTGTTGATCGAGTGCGTGGTTTTGAAGCTCGCGGTGCCAAAGAGTTTACCATGAGCATACAAGATGCCAAAGATCTGCATGCAGATATTACCCGTATGCTGATAGATCTGCAGATGTTGCGTGAAAATGCGGCAGCCCAGGCTCAAGAACCCGAAGTTATCACTGTGCAAATGGACGGCGGCGCATTCTAAATATACATATATTTTTGCATAAATAAATGTATGAGTCGCCCTAAGCCACAGGTGCTAGTTGAACTAGCCAACAAATCAACTTACAAAACTGAACAGGTGTTAGCCAGCGAAGGCATCTGGGCAGTGTTCTACGACGGCGATCCCATCAATCTCAAAACCAGCAACCTCCTGGTACAATATCCAGGACCCAAATACAAAAAGGTTTCATTCTCAAATCCGGGTCATGCCAAGAATCTGGCTCGTAAACTCAACACACAATTCCGCACCGACAAGTTCACAGTGGTGCTATTAAAGTCAGGCGACCAGGTCTATCCTTGATGTGCGTGACAAACAAAAAATCACTCTAGAACTGATCAACCGCTTGTCCGACGAGCAACGCATCAGCGTAGAATCGGCCATGAGCATTTGGTGGTTCAACCTGAGAAAAAATGGTGGCATGAGATTGACCAGCACAGGGTTCGATACCTTTGTGAAAAAACTCGAGCTGGAACACTACGCATATCCCATTGACAATCCCATGCTGTTCAATCATGAAACCATACTGGATCTGGACAGAAAGATGCAGATGCCCTATTATATACATGCGGCCAAAGGCGTGCCCAAAAAAATCATTTTCTTTGGCAGCCGAGAAGCTGTGATGGTAAACCTGTATGGCAATCTGCAACAGTTTCTTGACAATTATCGGCCTTAGTGTTATACTGTTTATATCGGGCCTTTAGCTTAATGGTAAAGCAATCGACTCATAATCGATGGAGTGAAAGTTCAATTCTTTCAAGGCCCACCAACTAAATATCTATACCATGGACCAACAAAAAAAGACTCCAGTAGAAAGTTATTACTACTCAGAAGACGAGTGGAAAAGGTTGGGTTGTGGCCCACTACCACCTGAACGTGATCGTAATCGATTACAAGATGCTCATGCAAAAGGTAACCCTCGGATTGACGGCAAAGTAGTAAAAGGGTATAATTAATCATGTTGATCATGTTTTCAATAATTGCAGTGGCGCTGTTGTTGTATGCCATGATCGAGTTGAAGGCCTGGAGGGAAAACGAATGAACCAAGATTACAGTTTTGCCATTGGCGTTGTGGTAGTAGCTATTGTGTTCTTATTGATTTTATAGTTTCCACGTTCTCAAAACGTGGTGGTGGGTCGGATCTAGTTGACACATAAATAGGTGTGTCGTATAATAGCGATATTGTTGTAATTCCTTTGTAGCAAAGGCATTGTGGACGGGAGTTCGATTCTCCCCGCCTACACCAGAAGTGTATTGCAGGTGCGAGAACAACGCCGAAAGGTGTTTGTTGATCTGGCGACTTGGAACGACTCACTCTTGTTCGCGTTACAATATACTTCTGATGTGGGCGACCGGTTTCGACATGGTGAGATAGCGAAAAAGGCAACACAGTAGGCGATGACTGTAAATCAAGCAAACCTATTAAATGCAAACGCATCTAATGACGAGGTCTTTGCCTTAGCGGCATGATCTCCGGGGCAACTATGCCTTGTTACCCAAACTAGTCTAAAAAGCCTGAGAAATCAGGCTTTTTTGTTGGTCACTAAGTGAGAACCACTAAATAACTTGTTGGGTGTTCACCCAGCATTCTTTTAAAAGGAAATCTCAAGCATGAAAAAAGTTCTATTAGCATTAGCATTGACCGCCTTGGCTGGAACAGCCGCAGCCGCCGACCTTGGTGTATATGGTGGACGCAACATGGGTTCTGAACAGAATCTAGTTGGTGTTTCGGCAGGCCAGAAGTTTGGCAAGTTTGGTGTACAAGGCACATTTGATCGCAGCACCACACAGCGGGTCGACGTCAATCGTTACACTGTTTCCGGCAGTTACGATGTTGTCAAACTGGGTCCAGTACAGACCAATGTTCGTGTTGGTTTTGCATATCTTGATCCACAAAGCGGAACTGCCAGCAATGGTGGCGCTGGATTTGTTGGAGCCGGTGTTGCTTATCCTGTGACCAAGAAAATCACTGCGGTAGCTGATTATGCCTATCAAAAAGGCAACAATATTACCAAGGCTTATGATGGTAACATTGTGACAGCTGGTCTCAAGTACTCATTCTAATAGTTTTTTGTTAGATCAGAAAAGCTCCTCCGGGAGCTTTTTTGTTGGCCAAATCAGGTTGACCGGGAATAAATAATCATATATAATACTACTATGTTGAATCGCAAAGTGACACATCTCGTACCACAACCCAATTTAAATGGGGGTGTGAGTCTATGGTCTATTTGTGAAGAAGGAATTCAGGGCATTGAATAGTATAAAATATTATATCATATTCAAAGACCCTGGAACTAAACACTCCAGGGTTTTTTAATTTAAAAGGAAAGGAAAAAATGTCGATTGATTATAGCAAATTAAACGATCAAATTGTGCGACAGGCTTACGATGCCACTAGTGCTTTTTTGACAGAAGCACAGCGGCAGAAACTGTTTCAGAACAAGATCGACCGTGCTGAAAAAATGATTCAAGCACGAGCGGCTGTTTACTACCGGACTGACAAGTAAACCGAGCGGCAAGTGGTTGCAGGCAACGAGGGCCTGTGTTACACTATAACTAACACAAACGGGCGGACACTAGGATGGAGTTCTTCTTGTAGAACAAAAAATCAGTGTATAGTAAAGCACATTAGTAGTCACAAGTAGAGGCCTAATTAGACGGGCTGTCCAGTTGATAAATCTAATTCTAGTGTGCTTTACTATACGGAGAGTTGGCCGATCGGTAAGGCAACAGATTGCTAATCTGTCACTCAGCAATGGGTGGATTGGTTCGATTCCAATACTCTCCGCCAAGTTAATTATATGAACAAAGACATCAAAATCAAGTTGAGCAACAGCCAGGCAGTCAATGGCAAAGACTGGGCCATGACTCGAGTCATGGCCGATTATGCAAGAACAAAACCGCAAAAGAATCTCACACCCATTGTGTTAGCCCCTGCTACCAGGCAAACTCATTTGGCTCTGGCCATTGCGCCGGCCTGGGGAGTATTGTTTCCGCCATACAATCTGGCTCGCCTGACTGCGGTAGCAAGAAGCGCCGGTTACAAAACATCAGTTTTTGACGTCAATGTTAAAACATACAAACAATTGTCGGACAAATTAGATTTCAATGCTTGGGATGCCAACAGAGAATGGATGTGGATTGGACGCTGGTATTTCAAAGAACTACGCACACATGTAGAACCTGTGCTTGAAGAATATGTCAAACGCATAGTGCAAGCCCGGCCAGACGTAGTAGGGTTTAGTATGTACTACACCAATGAGCAAGCCACCAATTGGATGGCCATACAGATTCGACGACAATTGCCCAATGTACGAATCATTGTTGGAGGGCCTCAGGCTTCTGAAATGAATTTGATCAGCACAAATTTTTATGATCATATCGTGCATGGCGAGGGTGAACAAGTTTTGCTTGATGTGTTGCACCATATAGAACAGCATGAACCCGTTGGATCCAAGATCTTGTCAAGAAATATTGCTTCACGTTTAGATCTAGACAGTTTACCGTTTCCAGATTACAGTGATTATGACATGTCAGATTATGTACATCCCGGAGGCATGAGTGCTGAAATCAGTCGAGGATGCATTGCCAAGTGTGTGTTCTGCACAGAAGTACACTTTTGGAAATACCGAGGCCGCCTCAGTGACAATTTATTAAATGAGATACAACATCAACACGATACCTATGGACTAGATTTTGTATGGTTTATTGACAGCTTGGTCAATGGTAATTTGAATGAACTACGAGCATTTTGCTTGGGTGTGGTTGAGCGAGGATTAAAAATAACCTGGCAAGGATATGCCCGGTGTGACGGCCGCATGGATTTAGAATACTTCCGTGATCTTGTCAAGAGTGGGTGCATACAACTGAGCTATGGTATTGAATCCGGTAGCCAAAAAGTATTGGATGCCATGAAAAAAGAAATCTCGCTGGATGAGATTGAACAAAACCTCAGAGATGCTGCTTCGGTAGGTATTGAAGCTCATACCAACTGGATCATTGGATTTCCCAACGAGGACGCACAGGCTTTTGCAGATACCCTTACCTTGGTGTGGCGCATAAGAAACTACAACATTCAGACCATCAGTGATGGGTTGAGTCTTATGCTGAGTCCCGGAGCAGAAATCACAGACAACTTGGCAAATTTTAATATTCCTGTTCCAGAATTTCTCAATGCCTGGACCACAGCAGATTTTAAAAATACCAAAGTACACAGATTGATCAGGCAAAAAACATTCAATATTTTTTTGCAAAATCTCAACAGCGAAAGAGACATTTTTGGATTTGATCGGCCACATCTTAAAGAAACCTACACAATCAGTTATGATTGTGCCAATGTTCAAAAAACTATAGACCGAGAAATATTTGATTACAATATTATACAAACCGGTCTCGGCGATTTTGCCAACAGTGTTATGAACGAAATTTGGCCCTTGTTGAGATCGTTGTGGCGTGGACTGGGGGCTTACACAATATCTATTACATTTGATCCCGAACTTGATCTCATGGAATTTGGTGATAGATTAGGATGCGAATACACTGCCAATCATGAATTTTCCATAGACGCCAATGGAGACTGGACAGCTCGGCACAATTACAAGTTTTTACAAACCGATTCAACTTGGTCAGACAAGAGTTTTAACCATACATGGACTGGATCGGGGCACTGGCAAACAATCGCGGGTTAGAGAAACGGTATCTCGAGAGTCTCATAAGCTCTAGTTGGTGGTTCGATTCCATCACCCGCAACCAAATTTTTTGAGCATCGGTTAGGTCTATAAATATTTCTATGATAATTATTGAAAACAAATTGCCCGCCCACCTTAACTGGCTATGCCCAGTACAAGCACCAGATCTAATAAGGTTAGGTGACCTGATGGACGGTGGTTATGTAGTACCACGTGCTGTGATAGATCAAGCCGATGGCTTGTTGAGTTTAGGGCTGGGCGACAACTGGAGTTTTGATGCGGCCTGGCACAGTCTCAAGCCTCAAGATCCCATACACCTGTATGATGGATCAGTCAGTAAAGACAGCCTGCAGGTCACTATAAATGTGCCTGTGCGTAGAAATTTGGATTTGAAATCGGCCTATGACTCATTTTTTACTGGTGCAGTACAGCACATGGTACAAAACGTAGGACCTGCAGAAGGGCAGGTCGACATAGTGGACTGCCTGGATCGCCTAGCAGGTCAGAATATTTTTATCAAAATGGACATCGAAGGTGGTGAATACGCCTTGATTGATTCCATCATGCAAAACAGTTCGCGCATTACAGGCATGGTCATGGAATTTCATTTTTGCAACAGTCATAGAAATATATTTCAAACGGCTGTAACAGCCTTGCAGAAAGAATATGTCATAGTACACCTACATGGCAACAACCATGTGGACGTTGGGGCAGAAGGACTCACTGACTGCCTGGAATTGACTTTGATACGACGAGACCTGTGCAACAGTACACAAATGCGAACCACATGTTATCTAGATGGCCTAGATTTTAGCAATGTGGCCGGCGCAGAAGATCATCGTTACTGTTTCTAAGCAAGTAACACTCTAGTGAGGTGGCCGAGTGGTCCAAGGCAAGTGACTGCAAATCTCTACAACCGTGAGTTCGAATCTCACCCTCACTTCCATATCATTACTCCCTGATGTCAACGGTAGCATGTTGGTCTCCAAAACCAATCGTCGCGGTTCGAATCCGTGGGGGGTAGCCAGTTGATGTTTGTGTAGTGGCTACACTGGAACAACTCTAAACTCTACTATGATGCCGGTCGACGTAGAGAAGAGCCAGGAAGAGTAGGGCTGCCGCGGATTCAAGCGCCAACACAAACACCCATATGCGGGGTTCGTAAAATGGTATTACCCTAGCCTTCCAAGCTAGAGTCACGAGTTCGATTCTCGTACCCCGCTCCAATATTTTTAAAGAAAGGAGGCACGTATGCCAGCAGTATTTTTAGTCAGC